GCTTGGACCGCGCCCTGGGGGCCGCGTCGACATCAGGTGCTCCGGTGTCTGCGTCGGCCTGAGCCTCCGCTTCGACCGGCTCGCCGACGACGGCCTTCTCCCATGCGGCTCGATCCGCCGCCGCCTGCTTCTGGGCCGCGGCGTACGCGGCCTTGTCGGCAGGGCTGAGCTTGAGAACGACGCCCGGGCGGACTTCCACCCGCTCGAGCCGCACCGGCTGCTCGCCGGTGTCTTCACGGACGGCAGGCATGGCGCGTATCAGCGTCACGTCTGCGAGCCCGTGACCGTCCAGGTCGGAACGGTCGCAGTGCCCGTGTTGATGTACTCCTTACCGTTGGTCGTGTCGACGAGCACGGCACCAACGGGCGCGCCGCGATGCGTCGCGCTGACGCCCGGCGTGGTCTCCGCGACGGCCACTGTGGGCGCGGTGCCCGTGAGGTCGTTGGAGAACACGGCGATCAGGGGGACCGCCTTCTTCGCGAGCGCAGACACGAAGGTCACGGTCGCGGTCCCGATTCCGGCGGTCATCGTGCCGACCGCGGTGGTGACGTTGCCGGTGCCGATCGTCGAAAGCGCTTCGAGGGCGGCGTTGATGTTGGCGATGAGCGTCGCATTCGTCGCGCTCCACGCGATCGGGGCCGTGACCTGGCCCTTGTACGCGAGCCGGAACGTGCCGCCCGTCGGCGTGCCGCCGATGGTGATCGTCTGGACCTCGTCGGTCCCCGCGACGGGTGCGCCGGCCACGGTGCGACCCTCGCGGGCTGCACCGGCACCGGGGTTGAGGTAGGCCATGAGTCAGGTGCCTCCGTGCAGGGAGCGGCACCCCGGCCGCATGGATGACGACCGGGGCGCCGCAGGGGTTACAACGTGAGGTCGAGCTCGACGAGGGCGTTGGGCTGGACACACCCGAACGCGGCACGCATCTCCGCGAGGATCGCGACCATGTTCCGGATGAAGAAGTCCGAGTGGCTGTCGGACACCTGGATCGACGCCTGCTCGCGGTCCCACAGGACGCACTTGCGGAAGTCGCCGACGTAGCCCAGGCCCGCGGTCACCGCCTCGGACTCCACGACCGGGAGGCCCCACAGCCGCGGGGTGCCGAGCTGCAGTGGGCCGCCGAAGTAGTAGCGGGCCTCGTTGTCCTGAAGGAGGTCGAGCGTCTCCCAGTCCGACGGGTTGAAGAGGTACGCGGTGGGAACTGCGCGTCCGACCGTGCGCACCTTCGTGCGGCCCTTGCGAGTCGTGGTCAGGATGTTCGTGTCCCACGCCTGCGCCTGGACACCCGAGATGTTGTTGATCCCGGTGAAGTTCTCGCCAATGCCGTCGCCGTTGACCATCTGGTCCTCGAGCTCCTCCTCCAGCCCGTAGCGGAGGAACGAGTCGATCAGGGTCCGCAGCTGACCCGCGTCCGAGAGGGCGCGCTTCGTCGCAGGGATCCAGTGGGCGATGGTCTTGACGGTCTCGGTGACCTTCGCGAGCGCGAGGGTCGACTCGGGCTTCGTGCCCGAGGCGCCGGAGGTCGCAGTAGCCTCGGCCGTCGGCGCGGCGGCGTTGGTCTGCGACGTGATCCTGACGTACTCGACCGTGTCGGAGTCCGTCGTGCCCTGGGTGACCACGTCCCGGATCGTGAGCGGCCGCTGGAGTCCCTGCGGATACGCGCCGGGGTAGACGTCGTTGACGACGAACGCACCGGCTGACGTGTCCGATGCGCCCGTGATGAGGGCGCCCATCGGGCGCAGGAGGTGGTCGAACTGGACGGCCGGGCTCGCGCCGAACCGCTGCTTCTCGGAGAAGCCATTCGGCGCGACGGCCTTGACGAACGCCCGCCACTCGTCGCTCTCCGCGAAGCGCTGCCCGAGGGAGCGGCGGTCGATCTGCGATGCGGCGACGGCCTGCTCGCGGGTGTCGGGAAGGCCGTCGCCGGAGGCCGCGGCTGCCGCGGGCTCGGTCCGGACGCGCTGGTTGGCGCGCTCGTATCGCTCGATGTCAGGGCCGATGGCGACCAGGCGGTCGTTGATCTCGTCGAGGCGCGACCGGAAGGGGTCCAGGTTGCCCTTCTCCGCGTCGGCGAGCAGCTTCTTCTCTTCCTCGATCAGCTCGCGCTGCTCTTCCTTGAGCGTGGCGAGCACGGTGGGCCCGGCAGCGGCGAGGAACAGGCCCTCGTCCTCGATGACGCCGAATGCCCGCAGGAGCAGCATGACGCCGATAGCCGCGAGGATGACGGCCAGGCGAGGGGACAGGCGGAACCCAGCGAAGGAGGGGAGCCCGTACACGCCGTGGGCGAAGACGCGCCCCGCGTACCGCTGGAAGGGAATGGTGTGCATCGTGTCTCCGGTTGGTCCGGCACCGGAAACACGAACGGCGCGTCACCGGCGCCGCGATGAGGGAAGTCATCACGGACGACAGTGCGCGCCGCCTTCGGGTGGTCGCTACCTGTGTCACCCCTCGACCTCGGGACTCGACGGAGCCTCCGGCCTTCGGGACCGCTATATGCAGTTCGCGGGCATTCTCAGCCGCGGGAATCAGCTTGTCAAGACGCGCGAATGCTGCCGCGCCCGCAGCTTGCGGACCTCCAGCTCGTGCGAGGTCGGGACCGGCTCGGGATCCTTCGGCGGCTCGGGGATGGGTTCGGGATCGGGCTCGATCACGGCCTGCGGGCCGACGAGCGAAGTCTCGGAGCGAGGTCCGATCTTCCCCTGCGCCGCCCGGACGATGGTGGCGTCGAGGGTGTCGATGCGGTCGACCATGCCCTCGGCCAGCGCGGCCGAGGCGGTCAGGACGGAGCCCTCGCCGTAGCCGCCCTTCACCTTGCCGACCGGGACCTTGCGGCCCTTCGCGACGTCGCCGACGAACATCGAGTAGGCGTCGTCGACCCACGCCTGAAGATGCTCCCTGCCCTCGTCTGTGAGCGCCGCGTACGGCAGCGTCTCGGTCTTGAACTTCCCGGCGGAAACGACAGTGGGCTCGATCCCGAGCTTCGCGAACGCACCGGCCTCGTTGAAGTGCGTCATGTAGACGCCGATGCTGCCCACGACCGACGAGGGCGTGGCCACGAGCTCGTCGGCCTGGGAGGCGATCCAGTACGCGGCGGATGCTGCCATGTGATCCGCGACCGCCACGATGGGCTTCTTCGTCCGAGCGGCCCGGAGCTCGGCCGCGAGCTCGGTTATCCCCTCGACCATGCCACCCGGCGAGTCGATGTCGAGGACGATGCTGCCGATCTCTGGATCCGCGACCGCCTCCCGGATGGCCGCCGTGATCGCAGTCACGCTCGTCGCGCCGGACATCTCGGCCATCAGGTCGGCCTTCGGGATGATGACGCCCTGGATCGGGATGACGGCGACCGCGCCCTGCGTCCCGCGCTTCTGCCGCTGCGGAGCGGCAGCGAGCCGCTCGCGGATGTCGTCATCTGACAGCGGCGTGCCCGCGGCGCGGAGGCGGACGACCTCGACGATCGTGGCGAACGCCTGGGGGAGGATCGCCCATGGCCGCTCGAACACGAGCCGGGCGACGTGGGAGTAGCTCTTCATGGGTCCGGCTCCTATGCAGCGATCCCGAGGAGGTCGTGGTCGGTCAGTTCGAGGATGAGTGCGTCGTCGTTCACGGCGCCCCGGCCGCCGTGCCGCTCGCATTGGCCGAGGGATCGCTCGTGAACGCGTTGAACGTGAGCAGGGGCCATCAGACGGGCTCCTCGATGACTTCAGTGATGCGGCCCTGCGCGTCTCGCTGGACGATCTTCTTCGTCCGTCCCGGCTCCGCTGCCGCCGGCTGCGTGATGGCGACGCGCACCGCACCCTCGTCGATGGTCACCGGGCTCTCGACCTGGACGGCTCCCTCGGCGATGCTGACGGGCGAGTGCACCTGGAACGCGCCCTCGTGGAAGTTGATGATCGGAGCCGGGCTGCCCTGCGCGACGGGCTGCTCGTGGATCTCGACCCGGATGGGCTGTGCTGTCGGCGACGGCTCGGACAGGGAACCCATTCGCTCGAGGCCGAGGTCGGTGAGTGCGGCGGTGGCCTCCGTCTCGTCGATCGGTACCGCCTCGAGGACCGCTGCCTGGCGCTCTGCGCAGTACCGCTCAGCCTCGACGTCGCTCAGGCGCAGAACCGACGCCACGAAGCGCGCGTGGTCTGCGTAGAAGTCGCGCAGCCCTTCGCGCCACTCCTCGCCCGTGCCGCCCGTCTTCGCCTCGAGCTTCGCGACCGCGGAGGCCTCCTTGCGCACGATGCGCGCCGCCGCGTCACGCACCATGGTGCGGAGGTGGGCGGCCACCTGCCCTGACGTCGGCCCCGCGAACGAGAGTGCCTTGCCGTCGGCGGACGTCATGTTCAGCGGCACGAGGTAGTCGTCACCCTCCGGACCGATCGGGTTCAGGTTCTCCTTGGCCCGGATGTCGTTCACCGACAGCCATCCCCACTGGCGCCCGATGGCGTACGCCTGGTATCGCGCGGTGATGTCGCCCCTGAGCAGGCCCTCCAGGTTGTGCTCCGCGAAGAAGCGGGCCACGGCCACGATGAGGTCGCGACGGATGGACGCTTCCCAGCGGTCGCACCACGGCCGGACCGTGTCCGTGGCGTGCTCAATCGACTGCTGCTCGATGTTGCTGAACGTCGCGCGGGTGAGCTCCTGGATCTTGTGCAGCGACACCCGGAAGAACCGAGCCACCTCGGGCACCGTGAGCTGCATGACCTCGACGAACTGGGCGTCCTCGTTGGAGATGCTGAGCTGCTGCCACGTCATGCCTTCCTCGAGGAGGAGCGGCCGGCCCTCGTTCTCGCCGCCCGACGCGAATTCGTTGAGAGCAACGCGCAGGTTGCCGCGAGCCTTGTCCGTCAGGGTCTTCGGGTGGGTGAGCGCGCCCGTGGGCCGTGCGCCGCGGCTGAACGCGCGGTCGCCGTGCTGGCGCATCGCAAGGGCGAGGGCGAAGGTGTCCCGCGCGTAGTCGAGCACGCTTCGCCCGAAGGGCCCGCGGACGATCAGCAGGTCCTCGGGGAGCAGCGTGCGCTCCTTCCAGCCCTGGAGCGGGTCGCGATACCGGTAGCGCACGGCTCCGGATTCCGTGATCTCCGAACGAACGAGGTCCGGGTGCAGCGGCTTCAGCTGCTCGAGGAACCCGTCGCTGCGGAACACCTTCTCGGCGATGCCCCGGCCCCGGAGGATCGCGAACGCAGTCAGCATCTCGCGGAACTCGATCGCCGTCTGGTAGCGGTTCGGCTGATCGTGCAGCAGCTCGTACAGCGGGTGGTTCGTGACCTGCCGCTTGCCGCCGTCGGCGAGCCGTTCGAACACCTGGAGCGGGACGGTGGAGACGTCCTCCGAGATGACCCGTACGCAGGCGTACACCGCGGCGATGGTCATGGCCGAGTCGTACGTCACCGCTGGCGTGGCGGTGCCCGAACGGCGCGCGATGATCTCGTCGTACGTCGCCGGCGTGAAGGGGACAACCGTCGTGGCCGCCGTCGGCCGAGCGAGGAGCTTCACGCCGCACCCCCGGCGCGGACGGCCTGGACGACCGCGACGAGTGCGAGGATCGCCCCAGGCACGATCAGTGCGAGCGGGAGCCACACGAGCGCGAAGCCGACCGCGAGGAGCGCGAGCGCGACCCGCAGCGTCTTCTCCACGTCCTCGTGTCCGTCCCACCAGGCACGGATCCGGGTGACGGCGGAGGCTTGCCTGACGTCCCCGCTCCCCGAGAGGCGGCGCGGGACCACGAACTCGTCCGTCATGCGTACAAGCTCGTGCGCGCTTCCCACGCCGAGGCCTCGTCCTCGAGGTTCAGTGCGCCGGCGGCGATCGCGTCGTTGCGCGCCTCCCACGACAGGAACGCAGCCATCGCGGCGTCGATCTTGTTGGGCGAGTTCGGGCGGTCCTTCTCAATCGTCCACAGTGGTCCGCCGTCGTCGCGGTATCCGGTCTCCCGCCGGACCGCGTTGCCGACGTGGGCGGAGAACAGGCCGCACCGTTCGTCGGTGATGGCGCAGTGCGACACCTCGCCCGCGCGCTGCGCCTCGGCCCACGAACGGAGACCGTAAGCAGTGGCCTTCGGGCGGCTCGTATGCCACTCGATTATCCGCTCCTTGCCGAACCGGCCCGCCCAAGCCGCGATCGTCCCGTCCCAATAGGGCGGGTCGGCGTAGACACGCCAGACGTCCCACGTCTCGAACGCCGCGACGAGCGCCGCATCCACCTCTGCGGCCGGGACCTCCCACTGCTCGACGACGGGAGGCCGCTGCCAGATCCCGAGCGGCCACTGGTAGCCGGTCGCGATCTCGGTAGCGATGAGTGCCGTCGCATCCCACAGACGGGAGCCGTCAAAGCCGACAGTGATGAGTGCCCGCTCGGGGACCGTCTTCGCCCGCTGCACCGCGAGGTCCTTCCAGCGCTCGGCATCGAAGGCGCGCGCCGCACCCTGGACGAGGCGGTTCAGCCACACCCGCTCGAGGTAGGTGCGGTCGGCCGGCGACGCACCCTTCCACTGGTCCACGATGCCGTCGATGTCCGACCATTCGGCGGCTACGGGGCCCGTGGCCTCGAGCACCGCCGTCTTCAGGCTCGCGTCGGTGTCCAGTTTGTGCCCATCCGCTGCCTGACGATGGAAGAAGAACAGCCGCTCGTCGCTGTCCGCGCCCGACTTCACCCGCCGCGCGTGGTCCATCGCCTGCTCGGCGACGCTGTTCTCCCCGGGCGTGAAGGCCGTCGTCGTCTCTAGCGCCCATGCATCGGCGACTCGCCGCTTGGGGAGGTTCGCGAGCATCGTCCGGTGGGTCGAGCGCAGCCGTTCGGACGTGAAGCGATGCGTCTCGTCGAAGTGCTGGAACGTGGTCCGTGCGCCGTCGCGGGCGTTGGGACTCCCGGCGAGCGCGACCGCCTTGCCATCGCCGCCCTTGCGCATGATCCGCTCGAGGCCGATGTCGTACGCGTCCGCCATCGGCCCTTCGGACAGCATCACGTACAGCGCGTGGTACGCCAGCTCCTCGGTCTGCTCTTCGGTGTACGCGACCATCGGGATGTACGGGTCGCGTACCGGGCCACCGATCGGCGTCCACGCCTTGCCGTCCCGCCGCCAGTCGATGGTCCGCACCGGGCCTTCGGGATCAAGCTCCACGGCTGCGATCCATGCCGCGAGCTCGGTCTTCGCGAGGCCCTTGCGTAGCGACAGCGCGCAGCGACGGAACCGCCGGCGGCCGGCAAGCGCGTGATCGTGGGGGTAGACCTCGTACATGCGGTAGATGAACGCAGCCTTCTCGTCGTCGACCACCGCGGGATCGCCGCGCTTGTCGCCGGGTCCGAAGACGAGCGTCTGTTCGATACGCGCAACCACCTGCGGCCCGAGCGTGGGCCACGGGCGACGATCGACGGGCACCTGAAGCGTCGTCACGCGAGGGCCCGCAACCGCGGATCGCGCTCTCGCGACGGGGCAGAAGGCGGGCTGGGAGCGCGGGTGGACTCAACGCGCTTCACCTCCCACTGCAATCCGCGGCGGGACATCGGGGACAGACCGAACTCACGCGACGCCAAGCGCACTTCGGCGTGAACCTTCGGGCGGTTGGCCGCATCGGCCTTCCAGAAGTCGTCCACGAGCTGGGCGAGTTCGACGAGTCCTGGGACATCGGCGTCTACCCACTCAGCGGCGATTGGTGAGCCCCAGATGATTTCCCACCAGCGCGTCGTCATGGCGTGCGGTGCCGGAATGGGCAGGTCGATCCGACTGGCAGGAGTCGCCTCCACCGTCGCGGCGGTGGTCGTGCGGTTGCGCCGCTGTCGAGTCGCCGCAGGCTTGGAGGCGCTCACGGCCGGGTTCCCTGCACCGTACGCGGAGAAAAGTGGCTGCTGTGCGGTCCTAGGCGGGATCCACTCCCCAGAGATGTGACCCCCCCCTCCCGTGTGCGCTGCGCACCCTGGCGACGTTGGCATGGCCGGCAGGCTGGGCGGAGTCCGCCCACATAGTGATCAGCGCTGTCAGCCACCCCACGGCAGCCGGGGTATCGCAGTTCGCAGGGCTCGCCTGCTAGGGCGCGTCGTGTCCGCTCATACCCCACGTCGTATCCCCGCTGCTGGCGGGGGATGCCACGGTGGTTGCGGGTGGACGTGCGCTCGTGGCGCGGGCAACGGCGTGACCGGGTGAGCGCCGGGCAGCCCGGCTCGAGGCAGACTCGAAGGTTCATTCGCTACCCTCAACGGCCACCGGAACGAGGATGCGCCTTAGGTGCGAGGCCGACAGATAGATCCCCTTGACGATCACGCAGTCGCGACTGGAAAGACCGGCCTTCGGATGGAGTTCGATCTCGCTCGGCTCGACACGTGCGATGTAGTACCCGAGTTCGTCACACGCCTCGGCGAGATCCCGCAGCCACTCGACCTGAGCGCTCATCGCTGACGGACCTGTTCAGGGAGGAGGAGGCGGCTCGCCGGACCAGCCGCCTTGGCCAGCTCGCCCGGGAGCTGGGTGGCGATGTAGCCGATGAGGAGCACCGCCTCCTGGGCGTTCATATCCGCGGGCACGTTGAGCCCCACGATGCGGTCCCCGATCTGCACCTGCACCTGGGCGCGCCGCTCCACGGGCTGCGCGGCGATGGCGCGATCGATCGCGTCCATCAGATGTACGCCCGCGCTGTGAGCGTGACGTTCGTGTTGGCCGAGTAGTTGAGCTTCACGAACCGCCACGGCATGTGCGGCCGAAGCAGGTAGATCGCTGTGACCGCCGTCGTCACGGTGATGTCGGCGACGGTGACGGTCTCAGGCGTGGCCACGAGGGCATACGCGACGTTGAACCAGTTCACGCCGTCGACCGAGCCGAGGATCTTGACCGTGACGGTGGGCGTGGCGCCCACGGTGGACGTGAGGACAATCGCTGCGGGAAGGCCGATCCGGTCACACGGACGCTCTACGGTGTTCGTGGTGTCGCCGTTGCCGCTCTGCGCAGAGCCCAGCAGGGCCTCGTTGAAGAACGCCGACGGCTGGAAACTGATCGTGGCCATCAGGCAGGCCTCGGAACGTGCCAGAGGTACAGCGTGATCACTGCCGAGTTCACGACGTTCCGGCTGAGGTCGATGGCCACGGTGTCGTACGCGGCGGCCGCGTTATCGCCCGCGAGCAGCACGGGCCTGCGCAGGGTCACGAGGCGATCAGTGGCCGGCATGGACGCGCACTGGCCCTCGAGCAGGTCGTACCCGTAGCGCGTCAGCGCGAGGCCCCAGCCAGCCGTCGGCGCGGTGCCGCCGATGTCGGCCTGCACCGCGGCGATCGCCCCCTCGAGCTGGCTCCCGCTCGTCTGGCTCGTGATGAGCGTGAGCAGGTCGGTCGACGGAAACGACCCGTCGGCCGCATCCGCGGTGCAGGTCAGCTTAAGGCGCCTGACCCAGCCCGAGTTCTTGAGGTTCGCGAGGACGATCGTGCCGGGCATCTAGACCTCGGGCGCGTCGAACCGGCGCCGGATGAGCGCCGCGGCGGCGGTGATGCCGGCCACCACCGGGCTGACCCAAGGGTGGGCGTCGGCGGGCCAGACGGCGGTCAGCACGCCCGCGGCCGTGGCGAGCACGATCGCGAGCAAAGCGGCCGCGAACGAGGTGTCGAGTGCGTACCTCATGACCGGGCCCGATAGAGCGCCCATCGGGTCGAGAGCTTGCCCATGACGAAACCTCCTACTTCGCGCGCACCGTGCCCGCCGACGGCGGGACGTACGCGATGACCGGGCGCATGAGCCCGTCGGGGAACGTGGCCGCGGTCTTCACCTCCACCGCGTACCAGCCGTCAGCGAGGCCGAAGTACTCAACGGTGGACGCCCGGGACAGGCGAACGAGCTCGGGGCCACCGGGCGTCTGGTGGATCGGCTGCCCGGCGGGAAGGTCGATCACATGTGAGCTCGTGCGTGTAAGGCCGCCGCCGACGATCATCGGATCCCCTTCGGTACTGGCTGTTGGCATCCGGGCGAACAGCCCGTGGCCGCCGACGCCCTCGAAGATCGCCTTCATCGCGGGCGTCTCACCAGGACAGCCCTTCGTGTCTGTCTGGTCCGCATGGCCGAAGGCGCCGCGCAGCGTCGGGAACCGGCGCCGCATGTCGAGCCCCCACGCGATGGCCGCGGCCACCTGCGCAGGGGTCGGCCCCTTCGCGCGGTAGCCGGCGATCTCGAGCGAGAGGACGTAGGCGTTCGGGTCCTGCCATCGGCCATCGCTGAGGACGGCCTTCAGGTACCGCGCGCCGTAATAGCCCTTGTTGTCACTCGCCCGGTCGCGGGGGTTCATCGAGCCCGAGGCGTTCGGCCACGGGAGCATCCGCACCGTCGTCCCGTCGGACAGGAGCGCGAAGTTCGCCGAGACGTTCCGCCTCGGCTGCCCGGCGAGGTATTCGACCAGCTGATCCGTGCCCTCGCTCATGTGCAGCGCGAGCCCGAGCGTGGCTTTCCGTGGCCCAAAGTCATACCGCGCGGCACGGAATGAGTAGCTGAGCGTCACCGGGACCACCCAGCCGTTATCATTGACGAATGGCGTTGTGCGAATGCGGCTGTGGCGGTGCGATCGAACCGAAACGGCATCACCGCTGGCGTGGGACGCCGGAGTACATCCGCGGGCACCATCCGAACAGCAAGGTGAGCCGTCCAACAAAGGGGTGGATTATCCGGAACGGGTACCGCGCGCTTCTGGTTGGCAAGGGCCGGTACGCCTACGAACACCGCCTCGTCATGGAGCGCCTGCTCGGGCGGTCGCTCACATGGCACGAGGTCGTCCACCATCGCGATTACAACCGGCTGAACAACGACCCCGCGAACCTCGAGCTGACGACGCGACACGAGCACGGCGCGCACCATCACGAGCACGGCCACGACGGACGCACGCACGTTCACAAGCACTTTGACTGTGAGTGCGGCAAGTCCACGGGCCTGTCGCAGACATGGCGTGAGCAGAACCGCGAGCAGCGTGCCAAGGACATCTCTCGCGGTCCCGACGGGAAGTTCCGCGCCATCTAGCCGCGCTAGCCGCACGCCGGTCACGCCAGGATCGTTGTTCCAGACAATCCCCCGCAGTTCACCATCGAGCGTGCGGAGTAGCCTCACCCCTCGCCCTCCGGCTGCGGCTGGGCGAAGCAGCGGTCGCAAAGGCGGTCGGGATCCGCGTTCGCGAGCTCGTCGGGCGTGAGCACCCGCAGGTGGGCGGCCGAATCGAGGTTGTCGGCCTCCCGGACGTGGAGGTGGCCGTCCTCGTCACGTGCGGCGCGGTGGATCTTGCCGCCCACGACCTCGACGGCGACGTCCTCGAAGCTCATCGGAACCTCTCGATCCGGTCGAGCGCCCACGCCGCGGCGGCGATCGGCACGAGTGCCAGGGCGAACACGAGGAACAGGCACCACGCGGCGAGCCAGGCGAGGCGCGCGAGCACGAGACCGACGGCGGTCAGCACGGCCCGTTGCGCGCGATCGTCACCGGCCCGGTCCAGGGACCGTACTGAATCAAATTCGTCACGTCGTCGAGGCAGTTGTCGGTGATGACGTGGCCCCCGCCGTTGGCGTTGAGGAAGTTCCAAACCCCGATTGCCCGGTTGCGCAAGATGAGTGCCCGATCGCTCGTGCCTGAGCCGGGGTTGATCTCAACGAAGGCGAACGGCCGCTGGCGGGCAAGGTCGGGTCCCAGCACGACGTTGTCGGTCACCTGAGCGTCATCGACGTCGGCGAGCTCCACGCCCCACCAGCCACCCCGCCGGAAGTCGAGCGTGTTGCGCCGGATGATGACGCCGTCCGATCGTGGCGGTGACACGAACGAGCAGATCGCCGCGCCTGTCCGGCAGCCGCCCACGAACGTGCTGTCCTCGACCACGAGGTTACGTGTATTCCATACCTCGATCCCGCCCCAGCCAACGCCCCGGGTGTCGATCGTAAGTCGCCGGAACGTCACCCCGTCATGCGGCTGCGGCCCATCGGGACCCGTGGACACGGCGGAGTAGCCGACGCCGTTGGCCGGGCTGCCCGTCTGGATGATCCGGATGTCTTCGAACAGCGCGTCGCGGACGGGCGTGCCGTCCGCTTGCGGCCGGAGCACGATCGGCGTCTCGTTGCCGGCGCCGAGGTCCACCCCGCCGCCGAGCCGGAAACCTCGGACGCCGTACAGGCGGAGGAAGTCGATGCGGCCCGGACCCAGGATCATGACGTCGTCGGCGCGGACGTTGACGCTGCCCACTGCCTGCCCGTTGAGCGTGTAGGCGCCGCTCGCGGTCACGTCGCCCGCGACGAGCTGCGTCCCGGCGGTCGAGGGCGCCGGCGCAGGCGTCGCAGACGGCGCCACAGTGGGGCTAGGAGCGGCGGAACGCTCGAGACTGGCGACTCTGACCTCCAGGGCGGTTAGGCGGGCTTCTAGGGCGGTTATCCGCGCCGTCTGGTCGGCGTCGCGGTGATGGGCGACAGCGGGCGTCGCGCCGGCGAGGGCAAGACTCACGACCGCGACGACGCCGAGGATGGCGAGGACGCGCCTCATCGGCGGACCTCGGCCCGCCGTCCGGTTGTCTGGCCGCACAGCTGGCACACCGCGACGCCGAACAGGCGCAGGAGGCGCGGCGCGAGGGCGATGCGCTCCGGCCGGATGAGCTGGCCGCACCAGTCGCAGATGCCGAGGTGCTTCATGACGGCCAATCTGCAAATAGGGTATTGACACATTGCGCGCGCCGGCCCATAATGCTCACATCAGAGCCGCAGTTCCGGGAGACGCCGAGATGACACAGACCTTCTGGACCGTCCGGGTTGACAGCGACACGCACCTGTTCGAGGACTTCACTCCGGTCCACCCTGCGGCCATGGACATCGAGCTCTGGCATGCATACGAGACCGATGGCTCGGGCGACGACGTCCTGATCGTGCGCGCCAGCGCGGAGCAGGCGCAGGCACTGCGCAACGTCGATGGCGTGTGGCGCATGACCCCGACCGACTCCGACGAGTTGGCAGCGATCGAGGCGATGGCGTTCTGATGGCAGACGACCTCGTGGGTGTCGCCGAGATCGCCCGTCGCGCCGGGGTGGCGTGGGGCACCGTGCAGAGCTGGCGCCGGCGTCATCCCGACTTCCCGGCGCCGGCCGCCCGGCTCGACATGGGACCCGTGTGGTGGTGGAGCGACGTTGCCCGCTGGACGTCCCGTGAGCGGCGGCCGGGTCGTCCGCGCAAGGGCTGAGTCACTCGTCCTCCGCGCGCTGGCATAGGGCACGGCGGCCGCCGGAGTGGTAGGCCATCGGGTCACGATGGTAGGCCCAGCAGGCGCGCGATGGCCGGTCCGAACACCTGCCCGGCGACCATCGTCACCCCGATCGCGCCCGCGATCCAGGCGAAACGCTTGTCCACGCCGTCGGCACGGTCGTCGAGCTTGGTGATCAACGCCGACAGCTGGTCATGCGTCCTGCCGGCCTCGACCAGGTGTGCGTCCATCCGGCGGCCCAGCTCGCGCAGCTCGATCTCGACCACCGTCAGCCGGTGGGCGGTGTGGTCCGAGGCGCGCCGACGCAGGTCATCGGTCATCTCGGCGCGGACTGGGCCGGCGCCGCATGGAGGGACACGGCGCCGGCCGGGAGGGAGGATGAGCTGCCCGTCACCACGGCGCGGACGATAAGCGAGGCCGGTAAGCCTGCCGCTTACATCAAGCGAGACCGAGCAGACGGTCGATCTGGGCAGCGGCGCGCTCGCCGGCGATCTTGTCCAGTTCTCGCCGGATGGCGGCGATCGAGCGGTTGAGCCGCTCGCGCTCGGAAAGATGCTCGTCCAAGGTGCGGAACAGCTGCGCCTCGCGCTCAGCGAGCAGGTCCTCGGCGTCGGACATGGCCAGGATCTGCGTCACCCGGACGCGGGTCAGCCCGACCATGTCGGCGATCTCGGCATGGCTGTGCCCCTGACGGTCGAGGGCGCGGATCTGCGCGTTGCGGTCGGCGATCGAGCGCTGACGGTGAGGCACTGCGGCCGCAAGCGTAGCTGCGGCTCCGGAGTCGCTGCAAGGTAGCGGAGCGTCAGGATGGCGCATGTGTTCTACGCCTGCTTGACATCGAATCTGACATCGAAGTGCGCGCCGGTCACGGTAGTCTCACGTTAGGCGGGGTCGGCCAGGCGGAGATCGCAAGGGGAGCAGCTGCCGAACTTGAAAACCGCAAGGCGAAAGCCTCGGGGGTTCGAATCCCTCTCGCTCCGCCAGCACGAATGGGCGTCGCAGCGGTCTCAGGCGGGCAGCCCGGCCGCCGACCTGACATCGAAGTTGACATCGAATCGCCCTCAGCCGAGCGCCGCTTCGAGCCGCTCGACGGCATCGCGATCGAGCGCCGCGACCCCCTTCGCGTAGCGCCGGGCCATCTTCCGGGTCAGGTGTCCCATGCGGGCCATCCGGACCTCCTCGGCCACGCCGAGCTCCTGGAGGATCGTCGCGCTGGATCCCCGCAGATCGTGGAACCGGCGCTCGTCTATCCCGGCCGTCCGGCAAGCGGCCTTGAACGCCTTGAGGACCTCGGACTGATGCGGCGGCCGCCCGGCCGGCGTCAGGAACAGATGGCCCCAGTACGGCCAGTCGGGCCGTCGCTCGGCCGCCTGGCGCCGGCGGTGCTCCGCCAGCGCCGCGATCGTCGAGGGGGCGAGCGAGATCCACTCGAGGTCGCGCGCCGCCTTCGTCGCCGTCCGGATCCATGCCCGCTCGAGCCACTGTAGCTGTGCGTAGACGTGGAGCCTGCCGGTCTCCCAATCGACATCGTCCCAGCCGAGCGCGACGAGCTCGCCGAGCCTGAGCCCGGAGTCGATCGCGAGCCGCCACAGGGCACCCCAGCGGTCGGCCGCGGTCGCGGCGATGAGGGCGCGGGCCTCGTCGAGCGTCAGCGGCCGCTCGCCCGACCAGGAGGCGTCGGGCAGCTCGACGCCGACCGCCGGGTTGTCCCCGATCAACCGCTGGCGCTTCGCCGCGTTGAGGCCCCGGCGCAGCACTGCCCGGTGGTGGTGGATCGTCCGGGGCGCGGCATCGTCCGCGTCGAGCCAGGCCTGGACGTGGCGCTCCCGGAGGCGGTCGAGGCGGATGTCGCCGAGCGCCGGCACGATGTGCCGCTCGACGATCATCGCGTAGTGGTCGAGGGTGCGAGGACGGACCCGGGCACGCTTCGCATCACGGAGCGACGCGATCCACGAGCGGAGCCATTCCGCGACGGTCAGGCGCGAGGGTTCGAGCTCGCGGTCGCGCTGGTCGATCAGCTCGTCGCGCAGCTTCTCCGCTGCCCGCATCGCGGCGCGCGGGTCGGTGCGAGCAAGCCGACCCGGGACGTAGCGGTACCGGCGACTCCCGTCCTCCCACGTCACCGCCACCTGCAGGCGGCCGTCCGATCGCTTCGTGATCGTCCCCCGGTCGTGCTCGCCCACGGTCGGCATCGTACTTCCCTCCGATCAGCTCCTCGACGCTCCAGGCGGGGATGAGCACCCGCCGCCCGACACCGGCTACCCGCGCCAGGCGACCATCGCGCGTCATCTGGCGGACGGTCGACACCGGGACCCGCAGGATCTCGGCGACTTCCGCCGGCGTAAGGACGCTAGCCATCAGTCGGCGGCAGGGTAGGGCGGGACAGCGCCCGTGACGCGATCCGGGTGACGACGACAGGCACGAGGCCAAGCTCGCTCGAGCAGCCGCAGACGCGCTCGAACACGGCGACCGAGAGGTCGGCGACGCGCCCACGGCGCTGCATCGCGAGCGACGGGCCGGCGTCGGTGGAGCGCATCCGAACGCACGCCGCCGGTCCGCAGATCTCGACCGCCACGCCCGAGCCCCAGGGGAGCGCGAGGTAGTCGGCGGGAACCCCGTGTCCCATGTGCGAGGCGAGGCCGTCGAGGACGGCGTCCGACAGTTCCGCGCGGAGGCGCGCCGGCGACGAGACGCCGGTGGTCCCTGCCCTTGGCAGCGGCGCCTCGGTCAGCCGCGCAGGGGACAGCCCGGGGAACAGGTCAACCCGAGCCGTGGCCTGAGCGGCTGGCCGTGGAGCCGCAAGCAGCAGGAGGGCGAGCACCACGAGCCCCCCGACGACGGCGCCC